CTCCATAGTTCCAAATGTGTTGATTACTATTATGTCTATCAGCTTTAAATACAATTGCTGTAGCCCAAGGTCTTGAATAAGTATTGTTAGAAGTTTTACCTGAGAATGAATTGTGAGCAGGTACTGTAGTTCCTGTAAAGCCCATACTAAGAGGATTAGTAATTGATGAGTTAGATACTTGCTTCAAGTGTTCATTAGAACCACTAAAGTCTAAAGCCTTAGTCCAAGGTGTATCGTTAGTCTGAACAGGCGCTACATCGGTAGCGGTAATTGTAAATGTACCTACAGTACTACCATAAGAGTTAGCTCTTGTTACTGTAATCGTGTAAGTAGTATCTGCTCCAACGTCAGATAAAGTTCCTTGAATAACACTATACCCATCATATACTAATCCACTACCTGAAGGTGTAATAGATACACTTGTAGTCCAAGATGCCCCTGCAGGTGTTACCTGAATATTAACATTAGTACCCTCTTCCTGAGTTATGTCACTAGCACTAAAGGCGCTAGGTGTTAAGTCTGCATCTGTTAAGCTAGTTATTTCTGTCCAGTTAATAACATTGCCACTAAAGGTCTCAGTTCCATCAGGTGCTGAGCTGTGTTGGTATGTGGATACGTCGTGAGTTGCCTCAGGCATATACCAAGTGGTGTTAGTAGGGTCATCTGCGTAGGTATGTGTGTGAGAGAACCCGTCTCCGCCGTTTGTTATTTTATCGTAATACTCAGCCTCTTCTGCTGTAGTGAATAAAGGATAATGGAATACTCCGTCAGGACTTTCTATATATCTAAAGTTCATAGTAGGAGCTAAGTCCTCTAGTTCGTGAATTTTAGGTAGACCTACCATTCTAACTGTAGTGTCTCCAAACTTGACGCCTAAGTGATACTCTAATCCATTAGGGACAGGGTAGCTAGTTCTAGCAATAGGCACAAACAAAGAAGTGGATTCATCAAAATAAGAGATAACAATAAAGTTGTTCTCATCAATACCTACTTTAATTTTAACTAAGTCTCCTGCTAGCCATTTAGCACCTTCAGGGCTTAAGCTAAAAGCAAAGTTTGCATTACTCCATCCTTCCCGCATAGAGTAAGATGTATTAGCTCCGTAGTTAGTCCAAGGCCCGTTAGGAGAAGGGTGGAACCAGTGAGAGAATTGGTAGCCATAGTTACCACTATTAGGCCCATTGCAGAAGCTAGAAGGGTCTGCATAACTAGAGTTCCCGTTATAGTCTCCGTTAGCGTAATCAGCATCACTAGGAACTAAACCAAATCCTATAACACCTTCATTTCTTATATCAAATGTAAAGTATTCACCTGCCTGATTAATAGTCTCAGGCGTCTTGTACCCCCCTGCATTATATCCTGAGGTAGTGGCCCCGTATTCGTCAGCACCTGTCTCAATAGCAGTACCTTGAGCCCCACCTGCTTCAGTGGTAGCAACTCCGTCAACATCTGCAATCATTGTGCTATAAGGGTCAGATATAACTACAGATTGGAAAGCTCCTACAGTAAATAATTCATTTAGGTAGTTTATAACATCATTAAGTCCTCCGCTTATTGAAGCTCCGTCTCCGTCACATACATTTGCGTGGTCTAACTTAGTAAAGTGAGTTACATCTCCAATCTCTGAGTTTATTGTAATCAATCCGTCTCCAGTGTTTACAGCCTTTATAGTGTTAACTCCGTAAGAATGACCGTTATCTAACATAATAGATGTTGATGTTTCATCTAACTTAAAACACACAGTCTCACCTGTTAACTCAGTGCCACCGCCACCCAAACCAACAACGTTAGCTTTTTCGGTTATGTAGCTAGCCGTTTCTTGAGGTGTACTGAATGAGTTACCGTCAGCGTCAGTGAATTCCGTGTAAGGTATTCTGAAAAACTCATATTGAGTAGTTCCCGTCTGGGCAGTTATTATGTCATTAATTACGTTAACCGTGTTTGTATCTGTTGAGTCAACTTCAGCTCTAAGGCAAGCGTTCCAGTATGTCGGGTTGGTAGCTCCGTGAAAGTTTATACAGTTACCTTGTTCGTTTCTTTGTATTCTAATTGCCATTTTTTATCTTAAAATTGTTATTAATAGACCTAAAGGTTGGATAAGTACTGGGTTGTCTGATTTTATAGCTGGTAAAGTAAGTGCATTTACGTCCTCGTTAGATGTTATCCAAGCTGAAATCTCAACCCTATTCAAGTAAGTATTTCCTACAGTTCCTGTTCCGTAGAATATAGGTGACGTGGTCAGTGGGAATGTGAAAGTAATATCGTTTTCGTCGTTTCTGTTAGAATACCATAAAGCAGGCTCCACTGTAGTGTTTGCTATTTGAGGTATTACGTTAAAGTCAAAACGAACTCTTAACTGGTCTCCGTAAACACAGTTAGATAAGTCTATTCTACCAGTAGAGCCCTCGAATCCAGTGTTACCAGTAGAACCATAAACAGAGTTGAAGTCAAAATCATAATCGACTAGAGTGTCAATTCCTTCTGGTAAGTTAGCTCCTTGAAATAAACCAACTCCCTGAGATCCTGTTGGCGTAGGTGTACTCCAGTATGGGTTATCCACAGCTTCGTGAACATCTCTACTAAGTGATAGTACTTTGTAAGTTTCGTTATCTACATCAGATTGGTTGTAAGATACACCAGTTCCCGCTTGCCAAACGAAGTCATTTGACGTTGGCTTGTCTGCAAACGCTCCAGTGTGTGAGTATCCTGTCTCCCCTTGTTTACCACCCTCAGAAACGTCTCTACTTGAGTTTATTACCGTTGAGGTTGCTCTGTTGTTTACCAGCGTACCTTGTGACTGGTCGTCAAATAACGGAGAGCCATCGTTACTTCCAGTAACTGTTCTAGTTATAGGCATAATTATTTCTTTTTATCGATTGATTCTAGTTTGCGGATAGCCCAGTTAACACCAGAAGCTCCACCCCATCCGAGCCAAGCTACATATCCTTTATCTTTCCAAGGGGTTGACTTATATTTGGGGTCTATAGCGGCGTTCTTTTGGTGACGCTTAAAGCTAGCCATCCTAGCGATTGTTGAGCGGCTTAGATTAGCTCTACGTGACAACTGAGAGGCTCTAGTCCAGCCTACTCTAGTCATTCCTGTAACCTCATCTCCGTACTTCTCTCTCCACGCTAGAACCTTCTTAGCGTTATTGACAGCAGACTGCGGATAGTCGTTATAAGTTTTTAGCTCAGTCTTTTTTTTTTCGTAGTGTTCAGATACAAGCTCTCTGAGCTCGACTAGTAGACTGTCTAGTCTTTGGTCTGATAGCATCTCAGGGAGTGGAGTCTCTACTTCACGTCTAAGGGCGTTGGCAAACTGGCCCTCTATTGAGAAGCCAAAAACCTTGTCGTCTTTAACGTAGTTTTGCCACACTTCCTCATCGTCTACCTTCATTGTAACCATCCAAGTCCCTACTGGCACGTTAAGACCATACTTTCTGCTCTTATCGAATTGAGTGTCCTCTACAATCCAAGATTCATACACGGTCATTCCGTTCAATTTGTCTTTGTGCTCTAACGTAGCGTTTTGGTGGTTCGAGTTCTTATAGAATAACTCAGCAGCCTTTCTCACGGTGTCTTTACTAAAGAAGATGTAAAACTCTTCACCGTTCATATTTCTGTAGATAGGCTTGTCAGGGATTAAGGCAGCCCCCATAAGTAGACGCTTATCTCCGTCAACCTCAGATAAAGTTACTTGTTCGTTTTCAGCTAGAGCTACGAAATCAGACTGGATAGCTGGGTTCTCTACAATAGAGATAGCCTCAACTCCCATAGTTTCTTCTAGTTCGTCAATAAGTAGCTCGTATAACTTCATTATATCCCTTTATTTAAAAACAATTTTTTAGCCAATTGACGCAGTGCCCTCAGCCTTTCTCTCAAGTTCCTGAGAGTTAGATACATCTGTAGACACCACATAGGTTCTTATTGGTTTCTGGTTAGCGTTAGATATACTGTCAGCGATCATAGACTCTCCAGCAGAAGCCTGTCCTACTACGTTAAACTCAGGTGCTGTAACTCCAGAACCTCCACTTATTGACGCTGTAGGGGCCTGTATGTCAGCTCCGCCTTTGAGTCCAGCAGTAGCTTTATTCTTTTTGAACACAGATCTTAGCTGCATAAACAAAGGGAGTGCTGTAGCAATGTGACCAGCAACTAACGGAATGTTCAAAGGGAATGGAGCAGCACTAGCAGCCTTACCAATACCCTTGAAGTAGTCAACCCCAGCCTCAGCAGTGGCCTTGATCATCTTGCTCATAGTGACCTCTCCGTCTATCTTCATCTCTATCTTAGACATCTGAGCTTTAGCTATAAGTGCTAACTTACCCATTTTAGATTCCTCTCCAAATATTCTAGCCATTAAGTCTAGATTCTCTAGCTCCTTGTTAATCTTCTCTTGATTTGCTTTGTGATGGTCATCTACATCCTTTTGTCTAGCAGCATCTATGCGGCCCTGAAATGACTGTCTTATAGTGTCTAACTGCTCTTGACTAGCTCCTAGTAACTCAGCCTCCTCTAGAGCTCTAGCTCTAGCTCTCTCCATTTTAGCTAGGTGAGTCTCATCCTCAAAATCTTCCTCGGCTTTTCTTAGTTTTTCTAAGTAACGCATCCTGTCCGCTAGCTTAGAGCCATCTCCGTCCCCTTCGGCTTCACCTTCCACAAATTCATCTGTAGGGAGTGCTGTAGTTGACGGTGCAGTGTCTCCTTCTGAGGTTACATCTGTAGTGACGCCGTAGTTATCGATCTCAGTCTGGATGTCCTCACGTCTCTTACCGTAAGCTTCATACTTGCCAGTTATCTTATCTAGACTTTTCTGAATACTTTTTTCCGACTCATCCAAGTTTTTCTTGTCTATAACCCTACCAATTAAAGGAATGTCGGCTATTTTTCTCTGTAGTTTTATGAAAGCCAAACGCATCTCCAGTATGCCTTCCTGTATATTAAGGCCAAACTTATTAAAAGCTATACCAGTCTTTTCGGACTTTAGACCCATAGTGCCAAAGAATTTGTCTATAGAGCCAACAAATCCAGTGAATTTTTGAGTTACGAACCTCATAGCTTTCTCCAGTCCTAGTGTTTCTGATATGGTAATTCCTAGCCCCTCAAGTGCAGATCGCATTTTCTTTTTATCACCAGAGAGATTCTCCTCCATAGTGTCTACCATTCCCTTAGCAGAGCCTCCAGCGTTCTGATAAGCTACAGTTAAGTCATCTAGCTTCTCTCTGTTTGCGATAAGAGACAAAAGTACATCTTTGTTTCGCATACCTACAGCCTCAGTAGCTATAGCCATTTTTCCAGACGTGCTGGTGACGTTTTCTAGCCTCTCTGCGTAGATATCTAGAGACTGTCGGAAGTCTTTACCAGTCTTAGCAGATAACTCAGCTAGAACCCTCCTAAGTGACGTTCCAGCCATAGAGCCAGCGATACCTTGGTCAGCTAGTACAGCTATAGCAGCAGTAGATTGCTCTAAGCTTACCTTCATATTCTTAGCAGCTGGAGCTACCAACTTCATAGACTCTCTAAACTTCTCAGCATCTAAGGCACTAGTTACGAATGACTTAGCCATTACGTCAGTAATTCTACCAGCCTCAGACGTCTCCATTCCAAATCCGTTCATAGTTGCTGCCATAATCTCCGCAGCCTCAGCCATCTCGATACCAGAAGACACAGCTAAATCAAGTGCTCCAGAAGTGGCGTTCAATATACCAGTAGTAGTAAAGCCCATCTTTGCGAGCTCTGTCTGAGCGTCTGCAACCTGAGCAGCAGTAAACTGAGTGGACTTACCTAAGTCCTCAGCATTTTCTTTTAGTTTCTTTAAGTCATCACCAGTAGCTCCAGAGATAGCGGATAGCCTACTCATAGACTTAGAGAAGCCTTCTGCAACGTTTAGAGCAGCCTTAAGGCCAGTAACTATACCAGCGACAGCAGCAGCTACTAGAGTGGCTGGGTGTTTAGCAAACGCAAGGAAACGAGCCCCTAGACCCTTCATAGCTCCGCCTAACTTACCAGCAGAACCCTTAGCTCCGTCTAGTTTACCTTTTAGCTTGTCAGCTCCAGCACCAGCTTTACCAGTGATTCCTTTTACGTTAGAAGTAACGTTAATATGTACGTTTTTAGTAACCTTTTTAGCCATTCCAGCGAACCTTAATTAGTTTTTTTAAGTCTTTTGTATTCTCTGGGAGTTTGTAGTAACCTTTAGCTCTGCGTACGTCCTCGTTATACTTTACAGGGAGTGATAGTAGTAGTTGGATAGTCTTTAGCATTACCGTTTATTTAAAAACAACAGAGGTGTAAAAACAAAACATACTAAAAACTGTTTTTAATATGGAGACCCCCTCCTAAACTTCTAAACCCTAATAAAGATGGACGTTAGTTGGAACAGATAACTGTCGCTTTTACGATAGCCTGTGAATCTTTGTAAATTTCTCCAGCTAGCTAGCAGATACTACGTAAACACTCTATGAGTGAGACAAAATTTTCTTTTAAATTTACAGAGGTAGAGGGCTAGCAAAATACATATTAATTTATCTGAGCTAACAACCCACCTACAGAAGTATCTGAGCCTCCGTTAGATATAGATACATTATCTAGTATACCAGTAGACGGTTGTAGTATAACAAATCTATCAGTACTGCCAGTAGAGTTAACTACAGTAGTAGTATCAAATAGACTCTTATCTTCCTCAGTTATTAATATCAACTCAAGTCTACTTTCTCCTGTAAGGTAATTAGTCTCTATAGACTCTATAAGGTGTCTAGAGTTATGTATAATTAAAGTATCATTAGGCTCTATGTCTTTTACCAGTCTTAAGGGGAGGTATGCTGTGTAAGAAGCTCTACGCTTATTCTCGTCAAACGTGAGAGATATAGTGTTTTTCCAGAGCAAATTGAATAGGCCTAGATTAGAGTAAGTGTCCTCTCCAGACTCGTTAAATTCAGAGCCAAAATAACCACCTACAATACCTAGAGTAGAACTTATAGTGTTTTCTGTATATACTACACTAGGCATCCAGTAATTAACCTTAGAAGTTACAGAAGTTCCAATATCGTAAGCTACAGGGTCAGAGAATCCAGCTCTATCTAAGTATGTGAATACAGGCTTACACACTTGCTCAGTTCCATCCTTGTCAGTTAGAGTTATTACATTAAGATCAGAGAGGCTAGCGTCGTTAAGATCTGTTAGATTTTCAACTGGCATAAGGTGAGACTTTATGTCTACGGAGTAAACACTTCCGTCTATAACATTACCTTCTGACTGAGGTAAGTACTTAAGTTCTCCAAACTTTCTAGCGTTAACTTTAGAGAATCCGTGCTCCAATATAGTCTTTTTTTCAGCTCCAGTAAACTTAACCCCAGAGTAGTAGTTAGGTCTATTGATATTGTAGTCTGATATGTCTACATATTGAGATACATTATACTCATTACCTTGATTAATATAGTAGTCGTAATGGTAGGTGTTTATTGTTAAGTCGTCAGTGACCTGAGCTACTATGTTAAACCTCTTGAACATATCTCCCAGAAAGTCAGAAACTTTCATCTCTGGCAGGTTAGGAGTGATGTTGTAAGCTCCAGTTCCACCAGCAACAGTTCCGACGCTTCCAGATATAGTGTAAGTATTCGAACTAACATAAGTTTCACCGTCGAAAGGGTCAACCTCGGTCTCTGTCACAACAATTTGTGATGTTAAGGTAAATGTGGCTGTCTCTGCTGTAGACACCCTAAACGTAATCACGCTGCCATTACTAGCACCCACGTACGTACTATACGCATTGGATGTGTTGACCGTTCCACGCACATTTCCGTTAGTCAGTAGCTCTCCGTCAAAATTTGACGCTGTAGTGACTAGTTTAAACCTTAATTTGAAGTCATAATCCGTAAAGGCGTCTCCTTGTGGCAAGCCAACAGATATAGACGTAGTAGTAAGAGTACTCTCTGAGTTTACAGATCCAGATAGGTTGTGTATATTGTAGTCAGTCTTAGCAGAAGCTCCCTCTATTGTAGTCTGATCTGTTTTCTGTAATATAAGGTGCAAGTCCTCTACATAGTTAGCTCTCATAGCTCCAGATATAGTGAGACCGTACTTTGACTCTATTGCATCTAGTATATTCTTAACCCTAAGAGCTCCTATGAGATCATTATCTACTAGGCCATAGTGATCAGGAGACCTAAACGTACTAGAGTATCTTATGTTTTTAGTATTGGTCAACCCCTCTGTAGATGCGAAGTCAAAGTCTCCAGAGTGAGCTATATATCTACCACTCCTACAAACTAAAGGAAACTTAACTGGGCTTGTCGATGTCCTGTCGCTGAATAGTGACGAGAAGTTAGGGCTATCTATATCTAGAGAGCTGAAATCTAAGTCAGTTAGCTCGTCTTGACCTATAAGCTTGTTTAATTCAGTTAACTTACCGTAGAAGCGAACCTTGTAGGCGTATGGTTTACCGTCTTTGAACTGAGTACCCTCTACAGATACGTTTCCGCTCTTGAAGTCAACTCCATTTAGCTTGAGTGTGGCTGGTATCAATACCCTAGAGTCTACAGCAGTAGTGTCAACCCTATAGACGTGCTTAAATAGCTTATTATTCTTTTTTGATGTAGGTATACTAAAAGTTTTAGAGAACTCAGTAAAGAGCTTCTTAACGTCCTTAAAAGACTTGACTGACTTTTTTATAGTGACACTCTCATCACTGAACTGGTCTACTTCTACTCCGTTTATATATATCTCTAGAGGGTACTTCATTACCTTATGTTATTAATGAGTGAATGTGATTCTTTTACTGATACTGTGAACTGTACTAGACCGTTATTGGCGTGTGTTTTCTTTTGTAAGCTGTTTGTAGTTACATTTACTGGCCTAACATTACCTTTGTGCTCCATCCATACCTCCTCAGATACGACAAGCTGTCTAAAGACCTCAGAATAGCTCTCGTGAAGGTAGTCGGTATTCAAAGTATGACGAACTGTCGCGTTCTTATTAAAATCCCTGACAGAATGACTGCCATAGTTGTTAGATAGGTTATCATAGTCAAAGTTGATACTATTGTAGCTACTCCCTTTGGCTGACATAGACTCAGTAGTCTTAGCTGAGAAGTGGATATCTTGTAGAGCTCCAAATTTGTTAACGAAAGTTAACCTTACATTCTCATACTTATTACACGGTAACGTCTCAACAGAGATAACCTCTACTTTGCCGTCAGACTTAATAACGTGAGCTTCGTCTATGTCTAGCTCAGAAACGTACTCCATAATGTCATCGGAGCAGTTCTCGTCTATAATAGTTCCTCCAGTTCTAATAACTCTAGCATAGAATGTAGATGCAGACTGTCCAGCAGATGTAGCGTAATTGATAGCTCCAGATGAACTAGAGTCACTAGCGTTGTATTCAGTAGCGTTGTTAGACTTCTCAACTTGAGCTCCCCAAAGGTATATTCCGCTAGAACCGTCTCCAGTATATACGTAGTTACCGTTAGCACTAAGTTGAAGCCTATGAGCTGAACTTGTTATAGTGCCAGTGACAGTTATATTCAGTACGCACCTATACCAGCCACCTCCAAAATCCCTTATATGTGCTGTTGCGTGAGAGGCAACCGAACTATTTATTGTGCCGTTACTCAAATCAAAGTTAACTTGGGTAGTAGAGCCTTGGTCGGCTCCTATATGAACTGGTCTAATGCGTAGGTCTCTATTTCCATCTGATTTAGCGAAAACTGAAAATGAGTAGCTGCCTGACGTCATAGCAAATGGAATCTCAGCGTAATGCTCAGAGCTTATTGAGTTCTCAGACATCTTGCTAGCCTTGTTTCCGTCCAAGGGGGGTTGTATTGGCTCCTCTGACACAGAAACATTTGTTTTGTCCCAAGAGCTGAAGTCTTCAGAGTAATCGATTAAATTTTTATTAGCTAACTCAGAGATGTACTTAACTTCTCCGTCTTTGTAAAATACAGCCATATCAGCGTCTTTTGTAGGGATAACTGCCGTAGTGTCCTCAGGAACTGAGATGTAGTCGTTAGACATTAAGACTTCGTCTGATTTGAGGTTGTTATCTGAATTACTGCTCCAGTACTGAACAAAGTCCTCATCTATATACCCATCTGTAGCTAGATACTTATCACTAGAAACAGTTCCACCGCCACCGCCAGAACTAACTGACATAGAGATATAAACCCATACAGCCTCTGTAACGTAGTCTCCGTTGAATGATTGGTCTACATAGTCTCTGATAAGTTCAGATACCTCGAATGTAGCCTTTCCTGAGCTATTATGAGTCTTTGTTAGTGTATATTGTGCGGAAGATGGCACTGAGCTAGAGTTACCGTTCCAGACGTATAGAGATACGATTGTAGAATCTCCACTTGTTGACTGGATAAAAAACGGAGAGCGTGTGTATATTAAACTCATTTCTTTTTCTTTAGTTGTTTTACTATTTGGTTTCCTATGTTGTGAGCTATATCCATAGAGATAGCTTCGTGATATTGTTTTAGCATAGGTTGATATCTACGCATAAAGGGTTTACTGAAAAATAGAGTTTTAGTGATACCTTTTTTATGTACTGATCTGGCCACAGCGTAAGGATTGAGACCTCGCTTCTCAGCCCAGCCTTTAATAGCTTTGATAGGTAGAGCTTTTTTAGACTTTCTAAAACGCCCTTGTCTACCGAATATAGAGTTACCAGTCTTAGCTGCGTGTCTATTGTCAACTGGACTAGTGCCCTTAACACCTTGATCTTGAAATACTCCATAGTCGTTAAGCTCGAACCTAACAGAAGGCATAGACGAACCTCCTAAGAATTTAGCAGAAACTGACCTATTGAACTTCTTTGTAACGTACCCCTTTATAGAGCTATGTAGATCACCTTTAGACTTAAGGTTTTTCTTAGCCTGAGATACTACATATTTCTTGTAGATCTCCAACACCTTTGTGGCTCTAGGATATGTAGAGGTAATTTTTAGCACAAGTCTACGCTGTTTTGTATGGTTATATTCAAATCTAGTCCTACTCCAGCTAATTTGTCCTCGAATCTGTCAGAGAAAAACTCTACGTCAGCGTCCTCCTCAACTTGATAACCTTGCTCATATAAGTTACCTCTCTTAAGCTCCTGTGTGGTCTTAGTAGCTGCTGCTAGCATATTGTTGAGCTTATATATCTCGGAGTCATTGAAGTCCTCCTCATTGTCGTTAGATACGTCAACTATGTCTAGAAATAATATAGAGACCTCTATCTCGCTAGTAGCGTCAGATATTGAGCCAGTGGATATGCCAACGTGAGCTAAAGGATAGATATCCTGTTTCAATAACTCAACCTCGTCAATGTTTCCAAATGTAACGGAATTGATAAGCTTATTGTTAGTTAGCTCAGCCTTAATAGCGTTTGTCAAGTTTAATAGTGATTTCATTACTTCCTTCTTTTTGAAATTTTATTCTCAGTATCTTGTTTATCCTTTTCGAACGATAACCACGTTAGGGCATCGTATATGTTTATTTTAGTGCTCTCTCTAAATCTAGTTGCATCTCCTCCGCTAAGCGAGTGTAATGATCCGAACCAACCCCACCTTTGGCCAAACTGTCCTTCAAGAGAGAAGTCAGTGAGTTCTCTTGTTTCATCTTTTTGCTTAACTTCTCCAAATAAATAGCTGAATGTACTAACAAGTGACTGCTTAAACGGTAAAAAAAAAGCGTTGCATTTACAAACTGACTAGCTGGTAGAGACTTCATAATCTCGTGATCTCCTTTAGAACCTCTGTAAGGCTCTATATTGTACATATTACCTACTTTATCGTTAACTGGTCTGAATAGAACAGCAGCGGCCTTATGCCACTCTGAGGGCTTAGTTAAGTACTCCTCTAGGTCTATATACTCTCCTAGAGTTAATTCCTCTAAGTCTGGAATGAATCCGTAGGTAGTACTGTTAAACTCAAAAGTATAGTCTAGCGGAGGCATTTCGTCCATAGCGTCAACTATGTCCTTTATAAGTTCGTCAGCCTGAGACTGAGGTATAGACCTAACCTCACTCATAGGTATATCTAGAAATATGTTTAGCATCTTATGACCTACGAAGTCCTTATCCTCATCGTCAGCTATCAGTGTATACTTTTGGTACTGCTCTAGAGTGATTCCAGCTCCGTTAAGTGGGATTTGTGCTATCATTAAACTACGTTTAGATTGTTTATAAGTGTAAAGGCGTGTCCAGACTCATCAGAGCCACAGTCATCGTTAGCTACGATAGTCACTTTAGCTCCAGTGAAGTCCCCCATAGAAGCACCAGTAGTCACATCTACGTTTGTTACTTCCGCATATCTTAAGCCTATCTTAGCCTTTTGAGTTTCTCCAGCATAGTGTCCAGTACCCATAAGATATACTATATCACCTCCAGGATAGTTCTGGCTTCTAGGCTCTACACCAACAACAAAACGCCCCTTAGACAGGCTAGTAATGGTGTTAAATAGTTGATACTCCAGACCTTTCAGCTCTATGTTTAACGTCTTTTGCTCATAGGTAGTGCCGTTCTCTCTAGAGCTTATTATCTCAGTCTCATATAGATTATTACCCTTTAACTCAAATTTAAACGCAGTTAGTGACCCAGATATGTTAGAGCCATTAGAGTTTCTAGGAGTCAGAGGCTGGTCTCCTTGATTAAGACCCTTGATAAAGTAAGATAAGTCGTTAGACCCTGAGTTTATTACATAGATAGCCTTAATACCACCGATCTGGTCTTTACACGCTTCTAGCCTTCCAGCTGTTACATTGCAACTCATTATAATAGTTTCTTTAAAAACAGTGGTCTAGATATACTGTAACGAATAAAGCCCTCTATTACAAGGGCTCTAATTCAACAAAACAAACAAATGAAAAAAGTAATTTTATAGCCTCGTCTGACTTTCCTGACTTCCTAGAGGCAACCTAGGTACTCTATTCTACGCTTTCACGCTTTTTACCATCGCTAGGTTAATGTGGAGGATATCGGAGTCGAACCGATGACCTCTTGAATGCAAATCAAGTGCTCTAGCCAGCTGAGCTAATCCCCCAAGATACTAAGACTTACACTTTACTATTTCCTTGGATTTCACTCCTTCGGCTTCGGTTGCTTAGTTTGTATTTTAAAGAACGTTTATCGTTTTGTTGGTACAAACATACGAAATATATTTGAGACTACCAAATTATCCACGAAATTTTTTAATGTTTTTTATTACAGCGTCAACTCTAAGCTTGTCAGCTATACCGTTACCTACTGATGTGTACGGCTTCACTAAGCAAGTCGTAGTGATAACTCCGTCTCTTACTATAGCGTAATACATAGTGCCTTGAGACTCACCTCTACTGTTGTGTACAGATGCAACTAACTGCTTACCCTTGCTAGACTGCTTGTCAGCTTCGCTATTGAACTTAGTTAAGCTCATTTGTAGTTGGCCTAACATAAAAGCATAAGACTTCCTAGAGCTTGTCTTAAGGGCTGAGATAGCCTCTAACTTGTCCTTAACTTGTTTCTTGAAGTTGTCCGATATAGACATAGTACCTACTTTAGTGTAGTTAGCTGTAGTAGACTCTACCTTTACGTCTACGCTTGTAAGAGCTTCTAGTCTCTGCTCTATTCTCTCGTTAGTGTGATTCGTTACTGTCATTCTTTTAGATGTTAAAAAATTCTCTTAAATCACTAGGTAATCTTTTATAACTCTTATCAAAGTCTCCGTTGATAAACAAGTGGTAAAACTTCGTTCCGAACTCCCCCTCTAGAACTTCTAGCTTGTAAGTGTCTCTTGAGAACTCTACTTCTATTGTGTTGACTGTTTTCATCTGTTGTTTCATTTTGTTAGTACAAATATACACAAAAAAAGAAAGCCACCAAAATAATTGATGACTTTTTCTTAATTTAGACTCATTCTAAATAAAGAAGGTGCTCCTTCATCTCTAGAATTACCAGCTCCCTCTGTTCAGGTGGTAGCTTGTAGTATACAGTAGAGAATAGTCTATTGCTGACTACGTCTCTCATATCAAAAACATCTTCTCTCATCGTAAAACTCTGTCTATTCTAGTAAGTTGCTTTTTTAACTCTGCTCTAGTAGCTGTTATCTGATTGATACGCTCTAGAATGGCCTCACGTCTATATCTAAGAGACGCTTCTGTCTCTGGAGCTGTGTGAGTAGTGAGCTTATTAAGCATTGACTGTAATTCTCTCATATACTAATATAAAGTTAGTGCCCTAATGGCTATGTAGATGACTACAAACAGACAAACTGCTGTGCCCTCCTTCCTACTCATATTACGTTGAATATTTGTAGAGTATATCCTATTACGCTGGATATGTTAAGTAATACTAAATTCCATTGCTTAGCCTTGTACACTTGAGGTGTAAGCATAGCTATACCTAGAGCCAGTAACACAAAGCCTATTTGATAGCTTACTAGATATGGAGCTACTAGGAGTACGCCAGTACCCATATAAGCTACCTTATCCGTTAAATCTATCTTCTTTTTAACTGTTTTCATCTGGATTAGCTTTTAGGTAGTAATGTACGTATATCTCGTTAACCTTGTCAGTCATCTGCTGCCCTTGTTCATATTCGTGCTTACCTACGTGTCTAGCGTTCCCAGTCTCTATAACTAGGTTGACATAGCTCTTAGTCTTTGTCTTTGATTTACCGTTAGCACCTACACCTCTATAAGTATATGTGTTTACAGTACACTGAGGGTACACCCTTAGAGAGTTGGTGCTCATAGCCCAGCTCTTAGCCTTTTCTATAGTTTTATGACTGTACATCTATCTTGCCGCTTTTATAATGGTTGACAATTACTCCAGTCTTAAGAGTTACAGTTCTGTAGGGCCTTACGTTTATCTTAACAAGTATGTTATTTATCATATCCTTAGGATTGAGTTTCCATAGTGCAATATATCTCACTGTGTTACCTACCTTTAAAACAAGGTAGTCATCATACGTTATATGGTAGCTTATGTATTTTTTCATTATAAATCTGTATAAGGGTTAAAAGGTTCTCCGTAGGCTTCTACAGATAGCTCCTCGTGTATCTCTCTACCTTCCTCTGTTAGTACGTAGTCTACCTTACCTCCACCTAACATAAAGTAGTCTATATGTTCAACAGTCTCGTCAAACTCTACTCCAGCTTGCTCTATAAGCCAGTTATAAGCGAAGTGGCCAGTATACTCGTCTATAATGTACGAGCCTCTGTAGTCGCTATTTATGTAGTCCTTAAGGTCGAACACAGTCTCTACCTCATTCTCTGGTAGTGTAGGGTTAAACTTCTGATTGGTGTATGTTACTTTCATTGCTTTGTTATTATGATACAAATATAGGTATTATTTTATAAACACCAAACATTATTCGTTATTTATATTGATTCTAAATAGTTATATCTGTATATAGAGCCCTGAGTTTATGAAGGCTGGACTAAGATTGAACTGTAGTCCTATTAAGTTAGTTAGCCTAACCTTGTAAGTAGCTGTCACTATAGGTATGCGTGAGTTCTTTACCATAGTGCTAGGTAGATATCTACTCATAAGCCTAGCGTTAACCTCATCTAGATAAGCCTTACCGTAGTTGTCAGCAACCCCTAACTGTATAGATAGTTGGCTGGTATTGCTCTCTGATAAGTTAAAACCAAACATCAAGTACTTACTGTAGTCTCCATAGCTGTTCTGCATTATACCCATAGTGAAGTGAAGTCCTCTACTACTCCTAGTTATAAGGAAGCCCTCAGAGCCTCCCTCAGAGCCTAGTCTAGAGTTATCATATAGCGGATTATTAGAGAAGTGCTTAGTGTGTACTGGTGTGTATATATGAGTACCCTCCCAGCTTTGAGCGTTGGCCTGTGTTCCTATCAACATAGCTCCTAGAAATGCTAGTCCTACTAGGAGCGTTGCTATTATACTTTTGATTGTTTCCATTAGATTGACATTTTAAGCTCGTTCATATCAGCCACGTACTTAGTGTACTTAGCTACCCTGTCTAAGTTAGCTAAATCTCCAAAAGATAGCTCTCTGTTTATAACTCTGTTAGCCTCTGCGATTCCTTCGTTTATTTCTGTAATGTTGTACATAACTGTTTGCTTTTGTTGATACAAATATAAGACATATTTATATACTACCAAACTTTTTAGAAACTTTTTTTAAAAAACTTTACCCTTAACCTGTTAACCTATGAAGTACTTACCCTTGTTAGGGTTGGCCAATTGGTAAGAGACAGCGTATCTGAGTGCATCGAGCTGGTGATCAAACCCATTCTGTAGTGGTGTCTCTGCCTTTGTATCACTCCACTGGTAGTTGTTAAGCTCTTTAATGATGTTAGTGCTGTCAGGTGTTACTATAAGCTCATAGTCCTGTAGTAAAGCTATACCGTAGTTTACAGAGCCCTGTCCTTTAATGGTAGGTACTATATTGCAATATCTCTTGAGCTCCGATATGAGCCGAGGTTCTGCTGAATCCCCCACGATTGTATCTCTACCAGCAACCTGACTGAATATAGCTCCTAGCTGGCTTGTATTAAGGTTAGGCTTATTAAGATGCTCCTTTATGTAGATACGCTTATTAGCCTTGTCTATTGACGTAGATAACAAGGTACTTGGATCTGTGGAGTAGCCGAAATCTGCCCCTAGCACATCTATACCCTGACTCTTATACTCACCTATGCTCCAGTTGGTAAAGATAACTCCTTCTGCTTTCTCTCTCCACCCACCCAGTATAGTGTGATTGTATTCACTAGGTCTACGCTCCTTCATAATATCCATTGAGACAAGGAAAGACTCTCCTAAGTTCTCTATATTGTCTAGATAGGTAGTGTGTATATATGTAGTATCCTTCTCAGTCATATTGCTTCCTGAGTTAACTCCAGCCTCCTGAAAGAACCTCTTATATATCCAGTGCTCCTTTGTAGCTGGGTTTAATACTAGGATAACCCTGTTCTGTATGTCCTTAGCACGGATAGAGTAGTCTATCTTAGTGAATAGGTTATTATCTGGTATCTCCTCAGCCTCATCACATATCCACGTTGTGATATTAGCTAGCGACTTTAGAGCAGCTGTCTGATTCCCTGAGCCAGTCTTGAGGCCCTTGAAGTATATACGGTTACCAGTAACTCTGTTAGTTATCTCTGTCCTGTTTATCTCAAAGTACTCCTCTAGTCCTAAAGCTTCTATCTTATCCGTAAACTCAGGAATGATAGACGTATATGCTGACGACATAGTATAACGAGTGAATAGAATGTTCTGCTCCTTCTCGAATGTAAGAAACAGAGCCATTAGGTTTACACTATATGACTTACCAGAACCTCTACCTCCAGTCAATACGAAGTATCTACTAGGGTCTTGGATAAGAGGTTTATATTTACCGTGTAGGGTTATCACTCGTCTTCTTTGAAGTTGATTAGGTTACTTAATGTGAAGTTGATGTCTTGCTTACCGTCCATCTTAACGTCTACAGATTGCTTAGGAGTTCCGTGCACGTACTTCATAAATAAATCTATAGCTCTATAGTCTCCTTTATTAATAAGCTCTCCTAGCTTCTCTATGACCATACCTTGATCTATGTGCTCTGAGAGTATCTCTTTGACGTTCTCTATGTACTCCTTCTTAGGCCTACCAGAGTTCTCTCTACGGCCACCCCAGTTAGGTGAGTCTCCTTCTTGTTTCTTTCTACCAGCCATTCTTAAGCTCTTTAGTGATTGTATTAATAGTAGTTTGATCCACATACCTTGGCATTCCTTTAACCATAAGTAGAGTCCCGTTATCGTGCTCCCAGTCTAATAGGTCGTGTGCTAGTTCGTGATACATAGTCATACGCTTCTGATACTTAGTCATACGTAACCAACTATGAGCGTTTATCTGTATATGAGTTACATTAGCATCCATACCGAAGGCTATACCTAGAACGCCCTGAGGGAGATTAGTAGAGAACTGAATATACACAGTCTCTCCTTTGTTAGCTCTATCACCTACTATTTTAAGGAAGTCCTCAT